AAACTCTTAGAATGTTTACAGAGTTGTCTGAAGATTATTTAGCCGATTCTGATTTTGTAGATTACATTTTACTTTCAGAGCATCCAGAAATTCACGATTGGATTAGAACCATCCCTATCAATACCAAATTAAATTCATTTGATGTTGATACTGCGAGTTCTCCTCATATAGCCCATGCGATGTTAAGTTTTATTAACACTCCAGAGTATCGTGATAAAGTAAAATCTTGGAAAGGTTGGTCTGACGGTCAAGTGATCTTTCAATACAAATCCAAAAAGAAAGCAGCCTCAGGCAAAGCTCCTATTGAACGAAGTGATTATTACGGTCAAACCAAAAAGTTCGCAAAGGTTCTTGCCCCTCGTTATCTTAGTTACTTTAAAGACGCTTTATTTGTAAGTCAAAAGAAAGGTTGTGTAGATAAATACCATACTGGAGCATCCTCTAGTATTGTAGAAAAGTGGTCAATTAAGCAATTTACAGAGTTAAAAGACATTTCTGTTGCAGATCATTTAGACGGATACAATCTTGAGCGTATACGTTTAATCTGTAAAGACTCTGATAAAAATGTTATGGAAGGTATTTACCGTGCTTTGTTGATTGAAGGCATAAATCAATCTTCAATTAGTAGTTTAAATAAACTAGCTAAGTCTCTTGATTTGTTAGATTTAAAAGGTTGGTTTAAGCAAGAATGGTTAAAGAACGACGCTGAATTTCAACGAGAAATTTACAACTGTTTTACAACAAAGAATCTAAATAAAATATCTACGGGAAAGAAAAAAGATATTGTGGAATACGCTGTGATCAATAAAGTAAAATTCCCATTTATATCTATTTTCTCTAGTAAGGAAGCGAATTGGTCTAGATTAATGTTTAAAGGGAATTACATTCATAAGAATGATCTCTACAGTAATTTAGGTAACTCTTTATACCTTTAAGTATAAGTGTTAATTAGATCAATCTCAGTAAAGGGTGGTTTTATTGCCACCCTTTTTACTGAAACTGCAGAACTGCAATAGGGGTTACGCTTTAATCAGTAAAAAATTTGGTTTTACATTTAGCGTTTACCGGGCTATCAAACCAATTAATTTTAATATAACAAAGTGATGGAACCACTACATCATTATGCTGATATATGATTACTTGTCTAAAATAATGTTCTCCTATCATAGTTTTCAAGGAGTCAAAAAGATTAGGCATATTAATGCTTAATTTTTTTAATTCTTTTAAATTGTTTGGAGCCACAATTTTATCGACTGGATGCTTGTTAAATGAATGATATTTACCGATAGAAAAATACTCATTTAACAAGTGATCTTCTGATAGTTTTAATCTTTCTGCCAACTGACTTACGCCATCGCCAGTCATTTTATTCACACA